GCCACAAGTGTAGCCCAGGTATCTGCATCAAGTCTTTGTCGCCTGATGCAATCACCACCTCATCGCCTGTTGACATCGTGGCAAAGATGCCCATCAGGTCATCGGCCTCAATCTTGCTGAACATGAATGCCGTGTCCTCGGTCAGCAGCTCAGCCCGCAGGTGCTTGTAGCCAATCGGCTTGGGTTGTTTCCGGTTGGCCTTATACCCAGGGAACAGGTCCCGCCTGAATGCACTGCGATCGGTGAAGCAGTGCCACACGTCACCCAGGTTGCAACCCATCAGGTCGCACCAGTTGGTCAGCTGCTGCCAGTACATCTCCCTGGCTGCACCTGCCTCGCTGTGTCTGGTCCACACATCAGGGGCCAGCTCCACCTCCACCTCGGTTACTGCCATTGCACGGAACAGCAGCATGTCGGCATCGAGCAGGATCCTCATGCCGCCCCCTTCACCCGGACGGGCAGCGGTTCAGAGACCTGGCCCTTGAACGGAGTGGGCAACACCTTGGTCACCCTGGGGATCGTGGCCTTGCCCTTCTTCCCGCCCACCCACTTCACTTCAACCAGCTCCTCGTGGTGCTGCTTGGTGTAGAACCTGTGGCCGCAATACTCACAGTGCCTGCGGCGCACAACATTCGCACACTCATCATCGAACTTGGTCAGGATCACCTTGGTGATCCATGCCCCACAACTGGGGCAGTCAGGCGTCATCTGATTCAGTGGCATCAGCCAGTTCCTCGGTTGCTAGTTCGTCAATGAAATCCCAAATGGGGTCATGCATATCGACACCCATGTCCATGAACCACTGGGCCATGTCGCCCAGTGCATAGAAGGCTTCAGACCTTCCATCCCCTACCGACCCCACGTAGACCGATGGGTGACCATCACGGCCAAAGCACTGCAGCTTCACCGTGTCACTGAGCCAGTGGCTTTCGTTCAACGGCGTGCCTCCGTAAACGGTCAGCGACATCCATGACTGTCCGATGACAGATCGCAGCTTCTCTTTGATCTGGCGCCCACCGTTCAATTTCATTGGCCAACTCAAGAAAGACTTGAGCCATACGGTGAGTGTGGCTAAGGCCATAGCGCGAATCTGGAAACCAGTACACGTCACTGCACCGTTGGATCAACAGGGAACTGTCTTGCGCAGTCACGGACTCCGGCGATAGCTGCGCCGTATCCGTTCCAGAAGGCTTGGGCGTAGGTGTAGGGGTAGCTTCCTTCTTCCCACTTGGTGGATTGTTCGTTGAAGTTTTTGATGGCATGGTCATAAAGCTCGTTGATGTAGTCAGCTGAGAGGCGGTAGTCCCCTGCCTCCAGGGGGGCAGCGGATGTGTACTTGGTGTGGATGTACTCCATGGCTAGAAGGCAGCAACGGGCGTCTCAACGAATGTGCAAGTGGCTGGCTTGTACTCCAGCTTGCACATCTCACCGAGTTCACCTTTGACCCGGTTTTTCTTCAACCAACAGTGAGTGGTGTTGGCTTCGATGCGATCTTCCGACCGAGGATTTCTGACCAGCATGACCACGTGGTCTGGGATCTGGGCTAGGGAATGAGATCCTCGTAGTTCGGCAAGCGTGGGTTCGCCACCTTCTTCATGCGTCTTGCCAATACCTGTCGATCTCGATAGGTGGCAGACGACGAGCATGGTGAAGTTGAGGTCCATGCAGAGCGTCTTGAGATCTTTGATGCAGCGATCAATAGCCCGCCGCTGATCAGTAGCAAGGGAAATACCATCAGCCAACAATGAGAAGTGATCCAGCACAACGACAGAGCATTGCTCAGCCAACACGTAATGTTTAACGGTGGCAACAAAAGAATCAAAGTCATCGCTGCCGAACTTATCCAACAGATACAGGTGGTTAGCGAAGGTGCCCAGTGCTGACTTGATCTCCTCCGGATCACGCATGGCCCGCTCCTCTGGTTTGTCCAGGTGGAGTGGGGTCTGCATCTGCTCTGACAGCATCCGCTCCAGGCTGGTTTCGCAGCTTTCCTCCAGTCCGATGTACGCCACGTTGGTGCCGTTGCGGCAGAGATCCAACGCGATGCTGCGGGTGAACAGGGACTTCCCAATCCCGGTGCCACCACTGATCATGATCAGCTGGCCGGGCTTCATCCCCTCGGTCATCCGGTTCCACCCTTCCCAGGGGAATGGCAGACCGTGGCGCTTCTCCGGTTGGAGCAGCTTGGACAGAAGCTCCGGTGCGTGCACGATTGCCTCGGGCCGTTGCCGCTTGGCATTGGCGATGCCTTCCAGGATGGCGTTGTAGTCACCTGCAACCCAGGCTTCATTGGCATCCTTGAAGGGGAAGGCACCGACCACAGCAGCAGTAGGACCAACCAGTTCGGCAACAGCGGCAGCAGCGCCGCGGCCTGGTTCATCCATATCCATGAAGACCACCACCCGTTTGAACCCGAGGATCCAACCGAGTTGATCTGTGCAGGCTTTCTTGGCTGAGGCGGCACCGTCCGGGATGGAAGCAACAACGAACTTGGACTGGTGGCGGTGCTTGTACATGCACTCGTACACCGACATGGCATCGATCTCGCCCTCGGTCAACACGAGAGTGCCCTCGCTGCCAAGGTGCTGGCCGAACAGTTGAACCTTCTGGCCCTTCTGCCTGCCAACCCAGGCGAATTGCTTCTCGCCGTAGCGGATGTGCTGGGCAACAGTCAGTCCGTTCTCGTCGCGGTAGTTGGCGACCTGGGCTGGCTGTGATTTGTAGCTGCTGGCCTCGTAGTCATACATGCGAGCAGTGCGCTCGCTGATGCCACGGGTAGGAAGTGCTTCTGCTTTGCCGCGGATAAGGGCCTGCTTGGTGGCAGGTGCATCAGACCGGGGCAGTGTGCTGAGCAAACTCGACGTTGCTTTGTTCATTCGTGTCCAAGGTTTTCCGTCAGTTGTGTACCGCTGTTGACAGGAGAAGCAGAAAACAGAACCGTCTGGGTACTGAGTTGCTGCGTCTGTGCTTTCGCATTCCGGACCGGGACATGGAAGGTGGGACGTGCACCGTTCAGCCATTGCTGCATGAAGTCAGGTGGAATGGGTGTGGGACACCAGGCAATGCCGTGCTTAGTGCACCACTGTGCGTATGTGGTTTTGCTTTGTTTGCTCAACGTCTGATGAGGACGTTGAAGTGCAACAAAGATGGGCAGGCCAGGGTTGTTCATGATCACCGCCAGGAACTTGGTGCGTTCCGCCGATGGCCACCATCCCTTGACCTCCACGTACACCTCGCCCACCTTGAAGTCCGGGGTGTACTTCCGGTGCAAGACGTAGGAGAACTTTTCGGTTTCGTACTGAGGGGCGAGGCCCTGGGAAACCAGAGCCTCCTCCACCTGCTGCTCCAACTGGGACCGGTGCTCACGATCTTTGCGAGACCGGAGCCGCCTGTTGTAGCGATCAAGCATCAGCTGGCAGCCAGGGCCGCGGCGATCGGGTCAGCCTCCTCGCTGATCCAGCCACCCTCAATGGGCTGCAGTTCCACCTGGGTGGTCTTCATCTGAGCGATCTGGAAACCGATCAGCTGGAGCTGCACACCCTTGGTGCCGGGCATGTCGTAGCAGTACACCTCAAACACCACCTTGCCGGTGGTGCCACCGGGGATGGAGTGGACGGACTCGGTGACCACCATGCCGCGGCTGTCATAGATGGCAGGGCGGGTGTTGTTCTTGGTGTCGCCTGTCTTGGTGCGGTACTGGGCCATCCGTTTGAAGTTCCAGAGCAGGTTGTCTGGATCGTCTTCACGGCTGCCGTCTTCCAACTTCTTGGTGCTCATGCGGTAGGGCATCTTGAGCTTGTCGTTGGTGGCAGGGAAGCGAGCATCGTGTGCACGCTTATCAGCCAGGGCCTGCTCGATGGCCTCCATCAGGGGCTCAGAGTCAGCCAGGGATAGAACGAATCCAAGGTTCCATTCGATCTTCCCGCTGTTGGGATTTTCGCGGGGATCGCAGAGAGCGCCGAAGACGATGGTGCCCAGGGGGGTGACGTGTTTAGGTGCCAAGTTGGGTAACGATGAGTGAACTGTGGGCGGCGGGACTTACATGAAGCGAGTACCACACTCGTGCCTCAATGCCCGCTGCATGAATGATACGACGTTGTTGAATGCTGTCAACTAAAGAGGAATGGGTTTTCGCCCACCTTGCTCCGGTCCAACGTCCCCACAATCGGGGGTGCTGGCACCTCCTTCCCGAGCACCATCTCAACCATGCCCTGGTGCCTCGTCAGGTGGTCTACGGAATAGAACCGATGCCACTGATCATTCAGCTCTGACTGCAGCGTTCCGACGTGCTCCAGCGTGGTGCCAAAGCAGTCATGAACCGTTGCAATCGGATGGTCATACGTTGCCCAGTGAGCAACGAACCGCTGCAGGAATGCAGCATCCATGCTGTGCACAAAGTCAGGCACAAGCTTCCGGCTGGTGCGCCGCTTGTTGACCGGGCAACCCGTGGCATCCCGCACACCCACTGAAATGGTGCGCCTGCCCAGGGTCAACTCGATCTGATCCTGCCTGCTATCGGACTGGTAACACTCAACCGCCAGACCATTGGGTGTGAACCAATACGCCCGATGGCCGGCATCAATCTGCATGTTGCTCAACTGGGTGAGCCAGCGGGACAGATCACGCACGTTGGGCAGCGCCTCATTCACCACCTTGGTTGTGATTGTGGCCAACACCAGGGCCAGGTCCACAATGCGCAGTCCTTCCTCGGTGAGGAAGTCCTCCACCTCATCCCGCAGGTACAGCTTGATGGTCTCTGCCAGGGACAGGTAGCTGCGGCCATAGATGATCGGCATCAGCACCTTCTTCCACAACGAGCGGGGGATGCGATGCCTGCACCACCACGCCACGGTCTTGGTGCGGCGTTCATCCATCTCCTCGTGGTCACGGATCCACTTCAACCGTGCAACAACCAGCTTTCCAAGGCCGGTGTACAGGTC